CGAAAAAGTAACTACATTTATCGGAGCCAAAGGAAGTGAAGTTAAAGAGCGAGATGCCTTCGTCAAGATTGTAGAAAATGGTGAATTCAACACCTACTATATTAAATATGGTCGAGGCGATTTGTTTGATCCTTATGGAGCAGACAAGAATATGCACAATAGACCATACTTTGACTTTAGAAAAGTTAAAGAAGACGTGTATGCTTACTATTTAGAATATTTAACAAAGAGAGATAGAATCTTTTTGACTCGCGCAAGAAGATCTTTAATGGAGGATTAAAATGACTAAAAAGGGCCCGCTTTCTAAAAGCGAAAAACAGTATATCGAGGACAATCAAGGATTAGCTGCTGATGAAATCGCAGAAGAGCTTGACAGATCCGAAAAGTCTGTTAGTAAACATCTAGCAAAGCTAGCTGAGCAACAGGCACTGGATGACTCTGACAAAAAAGAGCCAGCAGTTTCCGCTGCTATTACAGGTACAAAGAAAGATGATAGTGATGAAGAACCAGCACTTCCAAAGGCTGGCGAGCTCATGGCAAGAAATGACCGCTACGGCGCTGTAACAATGACAGAACAAGCATCGGCAGCTGGAGACATCAGTAAGCCAGACAGGTTGGCAGAAAAAGTTAACATAGCACCTCGACACAGAGGTTCGATCCACAAAATTAAAGGAGACTGATATGATTTGTACTGTTCGAGATGAGCATATCCGTAAGCTAATTATGGAAGACATTTCTATGACTTGGAAATGTACATTGGATGATGGTACTATCGTATGGGGCGACTATGAGCGTCCGGGAGTACAGGAAAGTCCGTGGCTTAGATTACAAAGGTTTTGTGAAGAAAACGGTAGGTGTGTTGCAAAGGCGCAAGTAATTGTAATAGGCGCACCTGAAGAAGTTGTTTTTGAGAACGAGAATGGCCTTGATGGTTTTTTCATTGCTAGAGGTTTCTCAAAAGATATTGATATGGTGACTGGAGACGGCCCGTCTTACCAGCACATGACATTTGGTTTATTAAATGATAATCTTGAGGTAGAAGTAAAGAAATATAGTTGGCCAGAGTGCGAATTTATGGAATTTACTCAGAAAAGAATGATGACTCAGGAAAATCTTTCTTGGATGATTTGGAAAAATGACGAAACAAAGAAGCAAAACGAGCAGGTTCAAGTCACCCTCAACGGGTGATTATTGCACCATAGGCCAATACATCGCTGAAATATTGGTTCAACGTAAGGCAGAGAGAGAAAATGAAGGCTCTTTGTCTTATAAGTTCTGGAATAAAACTCGCAAGAAACAGTATCAGCGTCAAGTTCAAGAGGTCTATAAAATGATTTCTGAATTTGGCGAGGATGCTGTCTATGACTACATCATAAATAAAAATAAGCGAGTATACTCTGCACTTCCTAAGTGGGTAAAAGATGAGGTTAAAAATCATAAAAAGCTTTTAGACTCAAGGCCAAAACCTAAGCAGCGTGATATTATTGAAGTAGAAGAAGATAACATAAATGTAAAACCTATGAAGAGCTTTGGCAACAAATCTCTTTTTTCTAAATTGAGGAACTCAAATGGCAAAGACAAAAAAGACTGATCCGGCGTTTGTAAAAGAGATCATAAAGAAATACGGTAATGTAATTTCGACTGGTAACCAAGTCCTAGAGCGCAGAAAAGATTATAAGGTTGTCACTGTCAGTCCCGCTATTGACTTAGCATTAGGTGGAGGGATTAAAGAAGGCTCTTGGGTAATACTAACTGGAGATCCTAAGTGTGGCAAGACAACAACAGCATTACAAATCGCCGCTAACTGCCAGAAAGAAGGCCGTCCAATCATCTATCTTGACGCTGAAGGTAGACTGAAAGAAATGAATCTACTTGGTGTGGATGGCTTAGACAAAGAGAAAATGCAAATCATTCATTCTGAAGATGAACCTTTGAGTGCAGAAACCTTTTTAGATATTGCTGTTAAATTGGTTAGTGCAAAAGAAAATGAGGGTTGTGTTTGCATCATCGACTCAACATCTGCTCTCATGCCAGCAAAAGAATTAGATGGGGATATGACTCCCGGACGAGCAGGACTACCAAAAGTTTTATCTGTTTTCTGCAAAAAGATGGGTCAGATTGTACCAAATCAAAAAGCAACTCTGATTATCATCACACACTTTATTGCTAATACTTCAGGCTACGGAGCATCAAGAATGCCAGACTGCGGTAGAAAAATTCAATACCAAGCCGACACAAGAATGGAAGTAAAATCTATCACCCCTTGGGTTCAAAGCGATCGTCAGGTTGGCCAAGCCGTGAACTGGAAAGTTGTTTGTTCATCTATGGGATCGCCCGGAACAGAATGTCAAAGTTGGATCAAATATGGTCACGGTGTAGATAAAATTCAAGAGCTTATTATGCTTGGATTGGATTTAGGTCTTATCGGTAAAGCTGGAGCTTGGTTCACATGCGAATTTATGGTCGCCTTTACAGATGTCGTAAAGAAGATAAAGCCAGAAACAAATATAGAAGACACTGAGGCGGTTTTGAAAGCGGTTAAATTTCAAGGCCAAGAGAGACTGTATAATTTTCTACTAGCCAATGAAGAAGTGTTTAATATATTAGAAAAAGAAATCAAGGGAATGCTTTAATGCACACCCATTGTTACAATCAACATAGCTGGTCACACAAGAGTAAAGATCCAATTTTTTTTGATGAGGAAAATCAGGCTCTAATGTGTGACTTTGGCCCAAACAAATGTATGGCAGGATTTAAATCTTCAGGTGTTTCTTTAGATACTATAAAAGGATGTTGTGAAAAATATAAAATAGATTTTTCTAGTATTCCAAAAGATAATATAATCATAGTTGCAGAAGACCTCGGTTTTTTAAACAGTAAGAATCATGGAGAATATCTTGGGTTGCGGCAAAGGCCATTTTCCCACTCTGACATAGATTCCATATTGTCGGAGTTCAAAAACATCTTTACCCCGAACCTAAAAAATAAAATACACGATTCTGTATACCCGCTACCAATGGGGATAAAACTTGGTGACTCTGAGTATTTGGAATCACTTGAGTCAGTTCAACGTTTTATGCCTAGACACAGAAAAAAAATATGCTATGCAAATTTTTCCATGACTTCGCCGTATAGAATAAAAGTTGCAGAATGGGCCTTTAGACAGAGACATATAGATGCTCATATATATAAGAGATATGACAGGCATGGAGACGATCTTCGGATGAAAGAAGAAATATTTTCCAAGAAAGGAAAACTGCCAGATACAGAATACTTTAAGGAGTTAAGCTCTTATAAATTTTGTATATGCCCAGAGGGTAACGGTATAGACACATTTAGAATGTGGGAATGTATATTAACAAACACTATTCCTATTGCTCAAAATAACTATGGAAACAGAATTTTTTCTAAAATATGGCCAATGATCCTAGTGGACAGGTACGAAACAGATGATATACCGAACAGAATGCTAAAATTTTTACTTGACTTCCCAGACCACCAATATGATTCCGCATGGATATATTTACGTGATACTGGCTTTAGCTCGATGATTGAAAGGATAAAAAATGAATGTGTCTGGTCTTGATGGTAAAATTTGGAAATGGAACCCCTCTAGAAGTCAAGCTTCAGTAAGTGAAAAAAACAGGTCTTCTTTACATAAAAAAGCTAGATTACTGTTGAAAGAGATATTTCCATATGATAGAATATTAGAAGAGGTTACACTTCCCGGAACCAAGACGGGTTCTAGGAGATCTCTATTGTACGCAGACCTTTATGTCCCAAATAGAAGTCTAATTGTAGAAGTGCATGGAGAACAGCACTTTAAATTCAATTCATTTTTTCATAAAGATAAGATGGCGTTTTTCAAGGCCCAAGCTAGAGACAAAGATAAAAGAGCTTGGTGCGACTTAAATGATATGACGCTCATTGAGTTAAATTATAATGAGTCTGAGGATGAATGGAGAACTAAATTTGACTAACGAACAAAAGGTAACAGAATTCCTTTCAAAGGTAGATGACTGGATTGAAGACAGAAATGCAGATCTGTCTAAACAGAATGAAGAGGTGGAGTCTATAATGGCGCTAACCTCAGAACAAGTTAGATCTTTAGGGCAGGAGAAGTGCTTATCCTACTCCTTTATTCTTTTTGCTCATGCAGAATACCTGCAAGGTGTCTATAATAAAGAGAAGACTGTTGTTGAATTTTGTGACGATAGTATTTGGTTTATGATTGGAGATAAGCTACATAACTACGGCGGCCAATATTCAAAATGGCAAGAAAGATATTATTCTGCGGTGAAAGAAAACCCAATGGCGACAGAATTAAATAGATTAAAAATTATGTCACAAGCCAGACTGAATAGATTGACTGGAAAAGTCGATAACATTAAAAGGATGGCGACATTGTTACAAGACTTAGGCAAGAGAAGAGGTTACTAATGTCGATAATTGACACAGCAAAAGAGCTACTTAGAAAAGGTATCGCTCTTAATGACGAAGATTTAATAAACATGGCAAACTCTCTATTAGAGGTGGATGTTGAAACCCAAGCGCCTGCTCAACCTGAAGAAAAACAGGTCGTGGAAAAGGAAAAGACACCACCTCAGAGAGTCGTTGCCGATGACTTTGCAGTAAATAGAGAGTCTCTTGAAAATTCTAGAACTCCCGTAAGTGATATAAGGGCAAGAGAGAACCAGTTTGTTGACGATAGGACTGAACATATGGATATAGAAACTCCTGAGTTCACTCCAACCGAAAGAAGAAATCCTAGCAAGTTATTTCCCCAGAAGTGTCAACAGTGCAATGAAACTTTCAAAGTGCATGAGTCCCACAGAAGAGAATGGTTCGTATGTGATGCCTGTTTGGTTGGGAGGAGAAGATAATGATAAAAGTCAAGTTGCTTAGCGAAGAAGCTACTGTACCGACTAAGGCTCATAAGTCTGATGCTGGTTGGGACTTATATGCTTCCAATACATCACAGCCAGTTTATCCACATAAAAGAAGATTAATCTCTACAGATATATCTATAGCGATTCCTGACGGTTACTGTGGTCTTATTTGGCCAAGATCTGGCTTGTCAGTTAAAAAGGGAATTGATGTTCTTGCTGGTGTAATCGACTCTGGGTACAGAGGTGAAATAAAAGTCTGTTTACTTAACACATCTGATACGCTGGCACACATTCATCCGGGCGATAGGATCGCTCAATTAATCATACAAAAAGTTGAAGATATTGAATTTTTAGAGGTCGATAAACTTGACGATAGTGATCGTGGAGATGGCGGCTTCGGAAGTAGCGGGAGATAAATATGCCTTTTAATAGGTTGCAACAAATTATTGCCGAAAGAAAAGCGGCAGCGAATAAAGAAGAAGTTATTGAAGATGCCTCGACTCCACAAGAGGATAGGACTAGAGGAGAAACTAGACGAGAAGCAAAGGAAGATCGCAAAGAGGATCGAAAAGAAAAAGTTGAACAGAAGCGAAACTACCGATTAGAGAAGATCAATGCAGTAAAAGAGAAGATTTATGCTGTCGCATCTAAGAGAAAGTGGTTGTTTTTTATTATAGTTGGTGCTATAGTAGCATACCTAGTTATCTTCAAAGGTGGTTTTGGAGGTGGTGATATTCTAACTAAGATCAAAGGATTTTTTGGATAATGAAAAAGACATTAACTTTAGAATGGAAAGATTTTCTACTTGGTGTATTTTTAAGCGCTACCATTTGTATGGGGTTCTATATCTTTAGAGGAATGTAAATGAATTTAGGCATAACAGCTATCGCTGTTTCCGCTGCAATGTATGTAATTGTATGCGGATCATGTATAAAGCAAAAAGATTACCCACATGCACTCATGTGGTTTTCTTATGCTATGGCCAATATGGGGTTATTATGGTACGAATTAAACAAAATGAAAATAAATTAGAAGACGCAGCGGCTGAATCTGCTGTGCTTGCTGGTCTATGTCAATATGGAATTGACGCAATGCTTGAGGTTGAGTATATCAGCACCGAGTATTTTATGGATCAGACCAACCAAGTTATCTTTGACTGCCTGAAGAAGTCTCTTGAGTCAACACAGAAGGCAGAACTTTCTTCGCTACTATCTGCTGCAAACCAGCTCAATCATTATGATGTAATCAAAGAAGAGGCTGGATACTTAAGATACTTATTTGACACTCCGATTTTACAAGATAACATTCCTGTCAACGGAGCAAAATTAGCGAAGCTGAAGATAGCTCGTGATGTTAAGAAGACTTTGGCTAAATGCTCACTGGAGGTTGACAAAATTAATGGTGATGAAGACATCACTGAAATCATCTCTTTGATTGAGACCCCCATTTTAGATGCGACATCCAAAATATATCAAGGCTCAGACAACAAGCCCAAGATCATTGGTGAAGATGTCAGCGAATATGTTGAGTTCTTAAAAGAGAATCAAAATGAAATGTTGGGCATCAGCACTGGCTTTCCTCGTTTCGATGAGGCTATCGGCGGAGGAATCCGTAGAAAGTGCGTAGATCTTGTCGCTGCAAGACCTAAAGTCGGTAAGTCGATGTTTGGTGATGCTGTAGCGATGCATGTCTCCAGAAATCTAAACATACCAGTCTTGATGCTAGATACAGAAATGTCTAAAGAGGATCATCTTAATCGCATGCTTGCGAATGTCAGTGGTGTTGAAATAAACAAGCTGGCGAGCGGCAAGTTCGCTAATAATGATCTAGACATTGAGAAAGTA